ACAGGCCATGGGTTTCGTCCAAGAGCTTTGTGACAGTGTCTCTAAAGAAAACAAGCCGCTGGTCTGGAGAACGCCTATCGGTTTTCCCGTCGTTCAGAGGTATCGCAAGTGGGTTGGTCATAAGATCAAGATCGCTATGTGGGACAGGGATCTGAAGAAGCGCGTAAGATCTCAGGTAACCTTCAGAGAAGAGAACCCTTGGGTTATCGACAGCCGCAAGATGAAGGCTGGGATAGCACCAAACCTAGTCCACAGTCTGGACGCCTGTCACATGCAGTCCACGATACTGTCGATGCTCGACAACAACATTGAGGACTTCTTTATGATCCACGACAGCTTTGGCACCCAGTGTGCTCAAGTGTGGCCTATGTTCCAGATCATCCGTAACACGTTTGTTGATCAGTACACCGGCCCATGCTTTCTGTCGTATTTCAGAAGCGCCGTGGGAGAACAAAGGACAGCCAAGGAGCCACCCTTGCCACCTGTGCCGGACAAGGGATCTCTGGACGTCTCGCAGGTCGTCGACAGCGAGTTCTGCTTCTCCTAGGGGGTTATGTCCACCTTTAGATAATAACCAAAAGAACGGAGCAGCCCAATGCATCCGCGTGAGCGAGTTCTGTCGGACCTTGAGTTGTGTCGGCAGTGGAAGGTGAAGCCGCCTAAAGAGCTACAGCAGAGGGCAGAGAAGTGGGGCGTGGATCTCAATGACCACTACCCCTCAGTGAATACATCAACATCATTAGAAGAAGACATCGAAAAGGAGCAATAGACGATGGCTAAGAGAAATTCATTCGTAAGCGGGATCGGATCAGCAAGATATGCATGGGTCCACCCAGACCGTCCAGACACTCAGTTTAATGCTGATGGCGAGTGGAAGCTTCAGATCATCTTGGACCCCAAGACGGCTGAACGGATCAAGGGTGCAATCATGGAAGTCGTCATGCAGGAGTTTAAAGGCGAAGACATCAGTAAACTGTCGATCCCTGTGGACACTGAAGAGGATACCGGAAACGTCATCATCAAGATGAAGTCTAAGTTTCCACCAAAGTTCATCGACAGTGTCGGTACTCCAATCGTGGGAAACAACATCCCTCACGTCTTTGGTGGATCTACGGTCCAAGCATACGGCTCTATCAAGCCTTATGACATCAACAAGAACCAGCGAGGCATCAGTCTACAGTTAAGCACCGTGCAGATCATTAACTTGGTCGAAGGTGGTGTCCCAGAAGGCTTTGAAAAGGTCGAGGGTGGTTACACTGCTGCCAACGACAACCCAATGCCTGCGCATATTGCACCGGAGTTGGAGAGCGGGAAAGCCGGTGACATTAATGATGCGATTAGCTTTTAGGTCGGGCCTAGAAGAGCGCATAGCGCAGCAACTGAGAGAATACGGCCTAGAGGTCATCTACGAAACAGACCGAATACCCTACACCATCCCAGCGAGGGACACTCGATATACTCCTGATTTTAAGCTCCCAAAGGCTGGGGGCTTTTTTTATGTCGAGACGAAGGGCATCTGGTCTGTGGGAGACAGGACGAAGCACTTGTTAATCAAGCAGCAGCATCCTGAGATCGACATCAGGTTCGTATTCTCTCGATCAACCCAAAAGCTTTATAAGGGCAGTCCGACTTCTTATGGCGACTACTGTCAGAAGCACGGCTTCAAGTTTGCCCAAAAGCTGATCCCCGAAGAATGGCTAGAGGAAGCAAAGGTGAATATTAAATGATACACTATCACGGCGGTCCAATTACTCCACGTTCTGAGCTTTTAAAAATGGGCGGCAAGCATATGTGCGTTTCGTTTGCTGACAAGCGGGATGATGATTGGTGCTTGAGAAACTGTCAAAGCGTAATGTGGGACAACGGTGCATTCAGCGCATTCACAAAAGGCAAGCCAACAGATTGGAATAAATATTATGAATGGCTTGAAAGCCGTTTAAGCCCACCGCATTGGGCGGTTATCCCAGATGTCATCGATGGTGATGTCAATGACAATTTAGAGCTTATAAAGCAGTGGCCTCACAGAAAAGATTGTAGTGCTGTTGTTTGGCATATGGCAGAACCAGTAGATCATCTTTTGCGTTTGATTGATCTAGGCTTTGGCAAAGTGTGCTTTGGCTCATCTGGTGCTTACTGGCAAGTTGGATCGAACGCGTGGGAAAGACGCGCAGATGTTGCATTCAACGAGATATACAAACGTGGGCCGATACCTTGGGTGCATATGCTTAGAGGGCTTTCCATGGCTGGGTCTAAGTATCCTTTCGCCAGCGCTGACAGTGCTAATGTTGCGCGGCATCACCAAGAAATGAATACGTGTCCAGAAAGGTGGGCAAGGCAGATCGACATGGTTCAAAACCCTGTCACATGGAAAATGAAAGAAACACAACGGGAGTTGCTACTATGAATAAAGGTTATATAGCAGCCGCAGGTTATGCTCTTACCATTCCTGCCGCAAACTGGATGATTGGAAATGTAGGTACGTTTTGTGTACCTGATGGGCCTTGCCTTATCCCTCTTGGCTTTGGCCTCATGGCTCCAAGCGGAGTTTTAATGATTGGGCTTGCACTTGTATTACGGGACGCAGTGCATGAATGGTTAGGAGCGCGAGCCGCACTTTATGCCATCGGCGTTGGCGCTATCTTAAGTTACTTGCTTGCTGATCCTTTCATTGCCGTGGCTTCATTGATTGCGTTTGGAGTGTCTGAGCTTTCTGACTTTGCAGTTTATAGCAAAATAAGACAGCGCAGCCGAGAGCTTGGAATATTGGTAAGTGGTATCGTTGGAAGCGTTATTGATAGCGCCCTTTTCCTCTACATTGCATTCGGATCACTCGCGCACATTGAGGGACAGATCTTTGGCAAGATAGCCATGAGCGCTGCAGTCGCGGGTGGACTGTTTCTTCTAAAAAGAAAAAGCGCATAGACTTAGTGAGGACCCTATGAATTTACAGAAGGAGAGTAAAAGTAACTTCGTGCAGCATGTGCCATGCGAAGTCTGTGGCAGCAGAGATAATGCCGCCATCTATGACGATGGTCACACATTCTGCTTCGGCTGCGCAGCATATGCCGACGAGGGCGACACAGAGGCCCGTGTAGTGCCTCAACAAGACAAGAGCAACAAACCACTGCTGCAGGGTGAGTACAGCGCTCTACCGGCGCGTAAGATCACTGAAGAGACATGCCGCAAGTTTGGATATCAGATTGGCATGATGAGAGGACAGCCGGTGCAGATCGCTGTCTACCGGGATGCACAAGGTAATGCGGTCGCACAGAAAGTAAGGGGAAAAGACAAACAGTTTACCATTACCGGTGACGCATCAAAGATGACGCTCTTCGGATCACACTTGTGGTCTTCGGGAAAGAAGATTGTCGTTACTGAAGGAGAGATAGATTGTTTAACCACAGCACAAGTGACGTCTGGGGGAACAAACAGATGGTGGCCCACAGTATCATTACCGAATGGCGCACAGGCCGCCAAAAAGGCAGTGAAGCAAAACTACGATTATCTGGTTGCCTTCGAGGAAGTAGTCCTCATGTTCGACCAAGACGATGCAGGCAGAGCAGCAGCCATCGAGTGCGCAGAGATCCTGCCGCCCGGCAAAGCTAAGATTGCCCATCTACCATGCAAGGACGCAAATGAGTGTCTTCTGCAGGGGCAGGGGTCTGCCATCATAGACGCCATTTGGCAGGCCAAAGAGTATCGACCAGACGGTATCATCAGTTCATCAGAACTTCGCGACAAGATTGCCGACCGTGACGAGGTGTCGGACCTCAGTTACCCTTACGCCCGACTGAACGAAATCACACTGGGGATGCAGCCAGCATCCTTGGTGACGATAGCGGCGGGTAGCGGCGTGGGAAAGTCGACGCTGGTACGGGAGATGGCCTATCACTTGCACCAGAAGGGTCACAACGTAGGCATGATGATGCTTGAGGAGACATCCAAGCGCACCATGCAGGGTCTTGTCGGTTTACACATGAACAAGAACATCGTGATTGATCCAACCGTGGCATCGAAGGAAGACATCGAGTTTGCCTTCGACGACCTCACGTCTGATCGTGACGTGTATCTCTATGACCACTTCGGATCGACAGATCTCGACACGGTCAAGAACCGCATCATGTATATGGCGAAGGCATTAGACTGCAAAGTGATCTTCTTGGACCATGTGTCGATCCTAGTGTCAGGCCTGACAGGTCAGGTGCACGACGAGCGGCGGCTGATCGATCAGATCATGACAGAGCTTCGGGTACTGGTGCAACACACTGGGATCTGCTTAGTGCTTGTGTCTCACCTCAAGAGACCAAACTCTGAGGCAGGTCACGAAGGCGGTGCCAAGGTTCACCTCTCGCAGATGCGGGGGTCGCATGCCTTGGTTCAACTGTCTGACTGCTGCATAGGTCTAGAGGTCGACGCAGAGCAGCCCCTGTCAGGCGTCAGGAATCTTGTCGTGCTAAAGAATAGGTTTACCGGCGAGGTAGGCCCTGCAGGTGTGCTTCAGTACACCAGAGAAACTGGAAGGCTCATGGATGCCTCGTCAGTTTTAAGTTTCTAAATCCCAACCCCAAGATTTATTTCTATGGGTTGGGCTTTTGACATCT